TAACAATTCCAGTCACTAATACCGGCAAAGTCAATGGAGATGAAGTAGTACAGGTTTATCTTAAAAAAGAAGGAGATATTCAAGGACCCCATAAAGCTTTGAGAGCTTTCAAACGTGTATCCATCCCCGCTGGAAAAACTGTTAATGTAGAATTCAAACTTAACGGAAAGCAAATGGAATGGTGGAACGAAAAAACGCAAACAGTGGATACTTCCGCTGGAAACTACCAACTCTTTGTCGGAGGTAATTCCAATAATGAAGACCTGAAAACAATTAGTATAGTGCTTCGATAAGCTTCTCAATAGCATAAGCGAGATTTTTTTATAAAAAATTTCGCTTATGCTATTGCAGATATAAAAAAAGGAACTATCTTTGCATCGCATTTGAGAGAAAATGCTACAAAAACAAGTTTGGTGTGGTAGTTCAGTTGGTTAGAATACCTGCCTGTCACGCAGGGGGTCGCGGGTTCGAATCCCGTCCATACCGCGGAAAGCCTAAGTCAATAGGCGCCAAAAAAGAGACAAGTCCTTCATATTCAGTGAATATGAGGGACTTTTTTTATTTATGTTGTCTTAGGAAAAAGCCAAAATAAAGCCAAAAAAAGACATTTAGTGTGTCCCATTTCATACCCCAAACCAAAAAGGGACACAGGGGGTACGAGAAATCAAAGAAAAAGGGGTACGAATTGTCCAAAATTGGCAGTGTGTTGTCGGGAATTGGCAGTCTGCATAAAACTCATTAACAGATAGTTTACTTTAATTTTGTAACATTAAAAAATGAGTTTATGAAAAGTACATTTAAAGTTCTTTTCTTTTTGAAAAGAGACAAGCAAAAATCCGATGGCAGTGTTCCTATCATGTGCCGGATTACAATCGACGGACAAATAAGCCGTTTCAGTACCAAATTAAATGTGCATCCTAAATCATGGGATGTAAAGTCGTCAATGGCTCTGGGCAGAACAAAAGAAGCTGTCGAGATAAATACCTTTCTGGAAACAATTAAAACAGGCTTATACAACGTTTACCATGATTTACTCACCAAAGAGAACAATGTTAATCCTGATCGGGTTAAAAATATCTTTCTTGGTCTTGAAATTAAAAACCAAACCGTACTCGAATTATTCCAACGGCATGTTGATGATATCGCTAAATTGGTTGGTATAAGCAGGGCAAAAGGTACACTTCAAAAATATGACGTAGCCCGTAGGCACATGGCTAATTTTATTAAAGAGTATTATAATGTTGCTGATATTTCTTTGAAAGAGGTAAATCACTCCTTTTTGAGAAATTTTGAAGTGTACCTAATGACAAGCTGCAAATGTAAGGAAAATACTACTGCTAAATTCTTACAGCGATTCCGCACTATTATTCTTTTCGCCAAAAATAACGGTTGGATTCACATTGATCCTTTTGCCAACTATAAAATAAAGTTTAAGAAAGTCGATAGAGGCTATTTAATGCAAGAACAAATAGACGAAATCATGAAGAAACAATTCTCTTCTGAACGTTTGGAGCGAGTAAGAGATATCTTTATTTTTAGCTGTTATACCGGACTTTCCTATATAGACGTAAAAGGATTGGATGAAAGTAATATCCGCATTTCATTTGATAATAATTTGTGGATAATGGGGAAACGTGAAAAGACAGGTACAAGCTACAATATTCCATTACTCGACATTCCAAAGCAAATTATTGAGAAGTATAAAGGGACGATGCCCAATAAGAAAGTTCTCCCTGTTCCAAGCAATCAAAAAGTGAATGAATATCTCAAAGAAATCGGAGCTGTTTGCGGTATTGACAAAGATTTAACATTTCATCTTGCAAGACACACTTTCGCCACTCTTACGCTTACAAAAGGAGTTTCCATTGAAAGTGTATCAAAAATGTTAGGTCATACAAACATAAAAACTACCCAAATTTATGCAAGAATTACCGATGTTAAGGTAAGCAACGATATGGCTTCTTTTGCTGAAAAACTTGAAGAAAGGCGAATCAAATCTAAATCTAATTTAGATAAACTTTTTGAATGCCTTTCATTGCATGAAAAAATGGCTTTATTTAATCTTCCCGGCACTCTGTCTGATGATCCCGAAAGATTAAAGCGTATATCTGTCATGTGGCATAGCCTTTCAGAAGAAGAAAAATTATCTCTCTGGTCTAATACTTTTGAAAATGAAGGCAATCTCACTTTTAAATCGGAAAAAGCCAATACTCAATTAGCTGTTTAACCCACTAATTTTTAATAGTAATGAAAAAAAATGAATATTCAACAGTAATAGCTCTGTTCGACGAGTATAATAAGAATGTATATAAGGTTAAAGCCTTATCTACCTACCTGAAATATGAAGCGGTGAGAAACTATATCGCTGATTACATTAAACAACGATATGGGAAAGTTGATTACTTGCTGTCCGAAATCGACGTCAATTTCATAATAGGTTTTGAAAATTACCTGATGAAGTTTCGCAAATATAACGTAAACACAGCCGCCAAGAAAATAGAATTATTCCGTCGTATTGTAAATATAGCCTGTGAAAAACAGGCTATATCCAACAACCCTTTTAGCCATTACCGGATTAAAAGGCAAGAGGTAGTTCGTGCCTTCCTTTCGGAAAAGGAGTTACAGTCTATTTTGAGCAAAAAGTTTTCGACTAAAAGACTTGAACAAGTAAGGGATGTATTTATCTTTTCCTGTTTTACAGGTCTGAATTATTCAGACTTATCAATGCTAACAACCGAAAATTTTGAAACAGATAAAGACGGTAATCCTATTATCAAAATTATGCGGAGCATGACATATACACCTGTTATAATCCCTTTGCTTTCAGTTCCGCAGAAAATTTTGAATAAGTACAGTCAAAATTTACCGATAGCAAGTAATCAAAAGATGAATGATTATTTGAAAGAAATCGGTGATATTTGCGGTATTGGTAAAAATCTCACTTTCAGGGTTGCAAGAAACACATTTGCGACTACTATTACCTATATGAATGGGGTACCCATTGAAACAATATCCCGAATGTTAGGACATACCAATATAAATACAACCCAAACATTGGTACGAATGGATAACGGAAAGATTGGGCGGGATATGTTGAAATTATCAGAACACCTTACAGGTATGGATACTGCATTAAACCTCTAAAAATATTTATCATGGAATTACAAATTATTCAAAGCAAGATTTATGAAATCCGAGGTATGCGAGTTATGTTGGATTACGATTTGGCTGAATTATATCAGGTTGAAACCAAAAATCTGAAACGTTCTGTTCGTCGGAACATAGACCGTTTTCCTCCGGATTTTATGATTGAACTCTCAAAGGAAGAGTACGATTTTTTAAGGTGCAATTTTGGCACCTTAGAAAATCAAGGACAAGGGCAACACGTAAAATACTTACCTTTTGCATTTACTGAACAGGGTATAGCCCAACTGTCAAGCGTTCTTAACAGCACGTTGGCCATTCAGGTTAATATATCTATTATCAGAGCTTTTGTCGCTTTACGACAATATGCACTGGGTTATGCGGAATTAAATCGTAAATTGGAGGAATTTATGGTGGAAACAAATATGCAGTTTAGTGATATTTACCAAGCTCTTACCGAACTTGCATCACAAAAGGAACTGGAAAATAAACCCCGTAAGCGTATTGGTTATAATGTTCAACAGGATGAAGAATAATATATTATGGAACGAGGATATATAAATATTAAAGAAAATAGTGAAAATCAACTGATTGTTGAAGCAAAACTTGTAAATTGCACCCTGTGGGTAACGAAACATCAAATTGCCGACTTATTTAATGTATTTGTCAATACGATTGGTAACAATCTACGGAGTATATTCAAATCCGGCTTGCTCCGTGAAGAAGATGTTACCCGAATACATAAATTTGAGAGCAACGGGCACCCATGCGAAACGGTACTGTATAATCTGGAAGCACTGATATTTGTCAGCTACCGTGTAGCATCTTTTGAAGCAAAAGCATTTCGGGAATGGGTAATGAAAGCATTAACCGAATATACCCGGACTGATAATAAAAAATCAACAGAAGTTCTGATAGTATATAACCTACACTCAAAACTTCCGGCTATTTCGATGAATTAATAAACGTTTAATACATTTAGATATGAAACACGTATTTTATTTACTTATCGCTGTTTTTATGGTTTCCTGCGGTTCAAACTCATCAACGAGTAATTACGAAAAAACCATTACTGATAACCTGTTAAAAGGGAGCGACACAAAAGAAAATCTCAACTTCAAAATTATTGAGATTAGCGAAACCGGCAACGTTACGGTTGCCGACAGTATCGCCTATCTTACTGATGAATTTCAGAAAAATAATCAACCTAACATCAGTAAGATTGAGCTGGCTAAAAAAATGAGTGAAGATCTACTGGCAAGAGAAAAAAATCAAGCTAAAATTGATAAATACAATGCTGATATTGCACGGATGAGCAATACTATTGATTCTCTAAAAAATCTTACTCCGGATAATCTTAACGGATATGACAGTAAGAATCCGAATGATGTTCTTGCCGTAATTGTTAGATGCAAATACTCAATCGCTCCGGGTGGAACAGCCGTTGAAGAAACATTTGATTTCTACTTATCTCCTGACGGCAGCAAATGCTACGGAAAAACCAGAGCAAAATAAAAATACATATCACAATCCAAATGGAGCCTGTATCGTAAAAATCGGTACAGGCTTTTTTTGTATATAGCTTTCCTTTCTGTGAGGAAAGTTCTGCGTTTTATTATGATAAACGCAAAGCAGACAACCAAATTTCCTTTTTTCTGTACTTCCCTCGGTATAATTTCTTCCTCATTTAGTTATGACCATAAAAAAGGAGGGGTTCGGAGTGAACGAGTATCAGGCGCGAATTTATTTCATGTTTATTGGCTGCACAAGATCAGACGTGTTTTTAAAAAAATCTTCCTCGATTCAAAATCTCTTTTGTAATAGATTTTAAGAAATTATCCGGGCAATAATTATAGCCTCTTTTCTTAAAGAAATGTATCTGCACCCCAATCAGGTACAGGAAAGCGAGTGTATTTTTTTGAAAAATCTTGATGCTGCCAAAAAGCACTGCGTGAGTAAGGCACCTGAAACTCGATCACACCTCACCCTCTCCATACTGGCATAAAAAAAAAGTCAGAAATTATGAGAAGTACAGAAAAAAATAGGAAACAACGACCGACAGCCTACCATCCAATTAGCATAAAATTGGTTTTAAAAATCGTTTTGGCGGTTTTGGGCTTCTGTGTGTGGGGAACAGGGTTTATTTGGGCTTTAGTGGGCTTGTATCTCTTTCTTCCTGTTATACGGGGTATCCTCTCCTTTTTCGTGGGTATGGGTGCTATAATCCTCTTTATTCTCGCAATGCTGACCTTTTTATAATCCCTTAAAATTTAGAGTTATGAGCAAAGTATTTTTATTAGGAGCAAACAAGGAAATTGACAAGGCTATACAGGTTGTTCAAGTCAATCAGGTTATCCAAATGGAGGGTTATAGCTATGACAGATATGTAGTCTATGACATCGTTAAAAATAACTGGGGTATCACTTACAAGCTGATTAACCTACGGAAAAAAGTTTTTCAGACAGCAGACATAATCAGACCATTAAGCGAAAAATTCGGTATCGGTTATTATTACGACAGCGAAAATCCTGAATTTATGGATGGTTTTGAAGTGGCGTTACTTCTTCAGGAAGCGAAAGACATAGTTAAAGCGGAAACAGACGAAGCCGAAAAAGAGAAGATAAGAGTAGAAGAAGTTAAGGTAATAGGGCGTAAACGTTTTGCCGAGATATTTCCCGAAGATGCGCAAGCGGTAATCGTGGCACGTCTGAAACAAAACGAAAGCGATAGTCAAACCGACTATTACGGAAGTAGCACACAACGCACCGTCATTTTAGGCTTTTCCAAACATAAAAGGGATATTTTTTCCGAAATGCGTAAATACGCATCAAACTTCGAGGAAACCGCCTATTTAGCCGAGTTTAACGAGGATTACGAAAATAGGGAAAAATACTCTATGGGTGCAGGGTATTATTTAGGAGAATATAGGCATAGCGGTTGGATAATTAAAAAAGTGCCAGTATATAACCGTGAACGCACTATTGAAGATTTTGCATACACAGCAGGAAGCGAAGATAATATACATATCAGTAAGTCCAACACAACGCCACCAACCAACCAGACAGGGGAAAGTAAATGCGGTTGTACAATGGTTGAGTATTCAGCCAAAGCAGTAGCGGTATTCGGGGAAACCAAAGCAATTAAAGACGAACTAAGAGCAATGGGAGGACGCTTCAACAGTCGATTAACCTTTAATGGGAAAAAAATTAAAGGATGGATTTTCCCGAAATCACAAGAGCAAAGGTTAGCCTATTATTTCGGATTGGATTAAACAATGTAGAACACAGGGCAGAGCCTATCTGCCCTACTAAAAACAATCACCATGAGAGTAGATATAGATATGAAATTCATCCACAGGTATAATAAAAACCTATCCTGTATAATTCTCGCAGAAACTGCAAAAGGGTGGAAAGTCAGCCAAACGGAAACCTTTGCCAACCCAAGAAAGAAGCCAAAAGTAACCGTCCAATTCTATCATGCAATTTGGTTTGATGACCAAAAAGGAGAATGGGACGCAGTAAATAATTAACAATCAAAAAACAATATATCATGTATTACGGATTAAAGAACCCCAATAGAAAACAAGAGTTCATTAATAGAATGAACCAACAAATTAAAGTAAATGAGAACCTTATAAAAGGTTTGGAAACGTGTGAGCCGTTTATCAGAGCCTTTAATGGCAAGGTAGCCAATTCAAAGCTAATTAAAGCCATATACACCGCAGAGAACCCGAACAACCTTTCTTACAGCATCACCGAAAAAAGAGGATGTAAAGGCATTGCAATCGGTATATCTGACAATAATCACAGAATGTATGCAAGTGTGGAGGGCAAAACATGGAATTATCTGACATCATACAACTGCGTTTTTCTCCTGCCAACAACCAAGCCTGATGAAAATTCACAAGACAGGATAAATGCGGATGAAGCAATCAAGCAAATTGAAATAGAAAAAGAATACCTCACAATTCTAATACAAGAATGTAAAGCCGATTTACAGATGTATGATGAAGAAATAACCGCATGGGAAGAACTTGAAAGGCAGATTGAAGCCTATGAACAAAAGTTCTCACCCAATCTGCGAGGAACTATAACAATGAGTGCAAGATAAAAGAAGTCAAACACGGGGCAGTAACCCTGCCCCACAAAATAACAGTCATGAAATACAGAGAATTGTCAGCATACGAAAAATTGCAAAAGATACAGGACATCAATTTTTGCAGGGCAGAACGCCACAATGTAGCTATATATCTGAACGCATTAAGACGTAACGACAGGGCGATAATAGAGGAATACGAGAGTTTTGGAAATACCCCTCGCCAGTTATTAATGAATAAACGAGAGTACGAAAGACATTTAGTATTTGGCTTCATTAAAAAGGAATTTAACGAATACGGTTGGTTGGAAAGACCTGATTTTTTGGAACGTGAAGAAATACAATTCCCACATCGGGACGGTTGGGCGGTATCTAACCATATCACACTGGGTAAAGGCTTAAACGGAAAATGGACTTATGGAATGAGTTACTCTCACAGTACAGGCGGATCAGGCTATGGGCTTAATGTATGGGGTAAAATATTCGACAATAGAAAAGACTGCCTGAAAGCAGCATTAAATGAAATGCTTACAGGACTTGAAAAAGACAGCAGTAAGACCGACCGATATGCAATCAATGTATTAAAACAAGCGAAAGCCTTATTTGACGAGATTACAGGGCGTAAACCTGTACAATTAGAATTATCATTCTTTTAATAAATCCAATCAATATGAAACCGAATAAAATAGCAATTATGTATAAGGGAGTTGTACATTTCCTGAACAGGGTAACAGGCGAAAGCAAGCATTATCAAATAGCTTTTGAAACTGACCGTTGGAGCATCCGTTTTTATCTGTTACAGAACGGTCAAATCCGAATAATCATAAATAAGTCTATCAAAAAGAGCGAAACGGAATATCATACGCATTTCTGCTATGACTGTTATTGCACACTTGATAAGAATGGTTTATTTCTCGATGACGTTCACGATCCTGCCACTTGCCGAAAGATAACCAACCCTACTAAATGGTTTACCATTGAACCCATGTTAAGGGATATTCACAACCAGTTAAAAGAAGAACTGGAAGCCTTGCACCCTTTCGACCTGATACACGATATAAGAGATTTAGAACACTTCATATACAGGAAAATGGAAGAATACGGAAAGGTAGAATTTACCGTAAACAACTCCCTACGTTTCGGTATCGGTGAAAATGCCTATACCACAAGCGAAGAAGCATTGAAAGCCAAAGAAAAAGAACCTGTTGTTTTGCTAAATCTATTCAATGGCAATCATATAATATCTAAAGACACTATCATCTTTTTCCTGTACTGGCTTTTGGACAGGGATAAAGAATTAAGTGTATCAGACGGACAAAAATTGAAAACGGTTGTCAGATCATTTGAGGAAAGTCCCAAAAAGCCGAATGAATGGTCTTTGCAAACTCTTAATACGTGGTGGCAATGGCTTAGTTTTGATGAATTTGAAGATATTACAGGTATAGAGCAGGACAGAGACGGCAATAATGAAATAGATGCAAAATTCCTTGATGATGCCAACCAATTTTGGCAAAATAAAACCTTTCAAGAAAAAATCAAAATTTATCAATCCAATTCACACTTACATGAGATTGTAAAAGAAAGGATTGAAGCATATGAATAACCAAAGGGCGGAGTAATCCGCCCATAATCTCAAAAAGCATGAAATTGAAAGTAAATAAAACAAATAAGACCTGCACAATTAGCGGACTAACTTCAACCGAAGTTGATGTAATATTGGGAATCGTAGATACTGCTAACAGGCGATGTTTCCGAGAACAAGAAGATAGCGGAGAATGGTATAGCAACGATGATTTTGTACTATCACTTACCGATGAACAACGACAAGCGTTGTCAAAAATCGGAGAAGAAATACAGCAAATTTATAACAGTTAATTATCAATATCATGGCACAGGAAAAAATAGACGATTGGATGCAAGATGCCAAAGACCTTGCAAAAGCGGAACGGGAACTCAAAATAGAACATTGGGTATATATAACCTTTGAAGTAAGGGACGAGGACAGAAACCGTGAAATACTACATATAATCGACATCCCTCGTGCCATGTTAGACCGTTGGCGGTGGGTTATTGAGTGGCGCAGGGCAAAATTGGTATGTAAATACCCCCGTAAGAAAATTTGGGTATATCACTGTGCATACGACAAGCGGACGGGATTGCAAACAGGTTTTGACTTCCTTTTAGGCAAAGTAGCTTCGGCAAAAGCGCAGATAACTAAGGTAGAAAGGGCAATCGCCAAATATATCGACTATATGACACACAATGACCTGTTTTTCAATCTTGAAACGGATGAAAAGTTACTCAAAGCCAAAGCCAAATTGGAACAGAAAAAGAAAAATTATAATGAAGCGTATGCCATTTTACAGGCAGAAGTCATCAAGCATAAACAGAACAGCACCATGTATAAATTATTTATTGGATTCAAAAAGTTGGGCGAGTTCAGCTCTATAATGGAAGCCAAGAAATACGCAGATAATAGCGGACTATCAGGTACTTTTAACCTGATTGGAGACAAGTATCAAGATAATTGGTATGTTTCCTCAATGCAAGTACAAACCTCTAAATAACAAAGAATATGACAACAATAAAAGACATAGATGGAAACATAATTGAAGTAACAGATTTGAACGCCGCCATTGACGAATGTAAGCGTTGTAAAGACAGTCCGTATAAAATGGAAAGCGGACACACCGTAGGCGAAAATTATGCCTATATGTTGGAACAACTGCTCCCGCTTCAACAACAAAGCCGTCGTTCACGTTGGTTGGAAGGTACAGAAATGCGCTACAATCAGGGCAAGCGTTTTACAAAAATGGATATTGCCTATGAAATCGGTCGGCACGAACCGTATCACCCTGCCTCTCTCTATTGGGATAGCCTGCGTCGAGAGGAACTTGTAGCGTTCTTCAATGAAATGTTCGGTACAGATATTCGTTGAATTTTCCTCTTTATACACGAAAAAATCCCGACGGAACACCGTCGGGATAGCTATTATATCACTAAATATTTTTTAGATTATCCTAATACAGTGAGTATTAAAATCTTTTAGTTAAATTCACGCCGTAATAAAAGTTATACAATATGTCAGAATCAATTAAAACCAACAATATACCAGAACAATGGGTTGCTTATTTCAGCCACATCGAAGATCATCCCGCTAACGTCCTGATGAACCTCGCGCTGGTAGACTTAGCCCCAATAGATAACCTCAAAGAGTTGCTGCTATTTACTATTCAGATGCTCTCCGCAGATGAAAACGGATTATTCACGGCAGAAGAAGAATCCGAGGTACTACACAGCATCCAAGAAGAAAT